GAGCGCATCGTGCGCCTGCTCGACCTCGACGACGTGGCCGTAGAGGACGGGGTGCCCGACTCCAAGGCGGTTGCGGCGGCGGTCAAGGCGCTCAAGGCCGAGCTGCCGGAGCTGTTCGGCGGCGCGGCTGCGTCCGCCAGCCGGTCCGGGGCCGAGATAGAGGGCGGCGACGGCAAGCGGACGTGGACGCGGGCACAGATTGCCGAGCTGAGCCGCAAGCCGGATGAGTACGCCAAGCACGAGGAGGAGATTGACGCCGCATACCGCGAGGGCCGCATCGTTGACTAAATGATGAGCGCGTTCTAGCGGCACGGCACGTCTTACCATAGAGCCACGTCCGACGGGACGCTAAACACGGGTTCCCGGCGCTAGGTCCGGGACGCGGAACATGCCCCACCAAGGGCCGCCGACGGGCGTAAAGCGGCATCCGTATCCTCAGGTACAAGGAGGCTCTTGGTGAGCGTCGCGAACTTCATTCCCGAAATCTGGTCGGCAAAGCTCCTGCTCAACTTCCAGCGCAAGCTGGTCTATGCCGACCTCGTGAGCCGCGACTATGAGGGCGACGTGTCGCAGGCTGGCGATACCGTCCACATCAACACGCTCGGCGCGGTCACCATCGGTGACTACACGCCGGGCACGACCGATATCGACCCGGAGACGCTGGCCACCACGAAGCAGGCCATCACCATCGACCAAGCGCATTATTTCGCGTTCGAGGTCGATGACGTGGACAAGCGGCAGATGGCCGGCACGCTGACCGCTGAGGCGACCAAGAACGCCGGATACGGCTTCGCCAAGACGGTCGATGAGTACGTTGTGGACCTCTACGACGGGGTTGATTCCGGCAACGATATCGGCGCGGTCAACCTCGCCGACGGCAACGACGCGTACGACCTGCTGCTCGACATGCGGACGCTGTGCGCCGAGAAGGACATTCCGGACGACGGGCGCTGGTGCGTGGTTCCGCCGTGGGTCGCCGGGCTCCTGCTCAACAACGAGAAGTTCGTGAAGAACGCGGCGCTGGGGAGCAAGAGCGCGGACGCGCTGCTCAACGGCCACATCGGCCGGGCGGCCGGGTTCGACGTGTACGAGTCGAACAGCAACCCGGTCGTGACCTCCGGTGGAGACGACTACCTCGTGTGGGCGGGGACGCCTTCGGCCATCGGCCTCGTGACGCAAATCAACGAGGTCGAGGCGTACCGCTCTCAGGCGCACTTCGCCGACGTGGTCCGCGGGCTGCTGCTCTACGGGGCGAAGCTGCTCAGGCCGGACGGCATCGTGACCGCCGCGGCTACCTCCACGGGTAGCTGAGCGGAGTAGCGGAGTATGGAGCGGCGGGCTGGCCGGCCACTCCCGGCTGGCTCGCCGTTCCTATGGTGACGCCACATGATACGAGCCTCCCTCGCCTCCATCCCCGCTAGGTCCGCGGCGCTCCGGCACACCGTCGAGAGCCTGCTACCTCAGGTAGACCGCCTCGGCGTCTACCTGAACGGCTATACGGGCGTGCCCAAGTTCCTGCGCGGTGACCCGCGTATCGACGTGGCGCGGTCACAGACGCACGGGGACCGCGGGGACGCGGGCAAGTTCTTCTGGGCCGGGGCGGAGGACTACGACTACCACCTGACGTGCGACGACGACCTCGTGTACCCGCCGGGCTGGGCACAGACGCTCATCGCCGGGGTGGAGCGCTACCACCGCCGGGCGCTCGTGGGGATGCACGGCGCTCGCCTCGTGGAGAATCCCGCGGACTACCACCGCTCGGTGGAGACGCGATTCCACTGTCTCTCGGCGGTGGAGGGCGAACACGCCGTCCACGTCCTCGGGACCGGCGCGCTGGCCTGGCACCGCTCGCTTTCCGTCCCGCCGGATATCTTCGAGTGCCCGAACATGGCGGACCTCTGGCTGGCCCGCTGGGCGAACGGGCGCGGCGTCCCGCGTATCGTCCTCCCGCACCGCCGCGGCTGGCTGCGTCTCTGCAAGTTCCGGGGACCGACCATCTGGCAGGCGTCCTCCCGCGGGGAGGGCGGCGCTATGGACACCAGCGCCGAGCAGGCGCGGGTCGCCCGGGAGACGCCGTGGCAGCTCGCCCTCCCGCCGCGGACGCGCATCGTCGTCTCGGTTATCACCTATGCCCGGCTAGCGGCGCTGCTCTTGCTCCTGGACGACGTGGAGCGGGAGCGCAGCCGCTTCGACGGGGAGGTGGAGGTGCGCGTCTATGACGACGCCTCGCCGGAGTACGAGACCGTGCGTGACCTCTGCGCGGAACGCGGCTATGCGTTCACGAGCCAGCCGGAGCATCGCGGCCGGGAAGGGCACTGGCGGCTGGTCTCCGACGAGCTGGCGGACCTCCGGGACGCGCCTGCGGACTGGTACGTGTTCCTCCCGGATGACGTGCGCCTCTGTGAAGGATTCTTCGCCCGCGCTATCGCTGCGTGGGAGACCCTGGAGCAGCCGGTGGGGATGAACGTCGCTTCCCACCGCTCGCGTCCGGGAGCCTGCTGGACGAACGTCCGGCCGCGCGAGGTCGGCGCGGGCGTGGAGGTCGGCTGGGTGGACGGCATGTACCTCGCGCGCCGCGAGCTGCTGGAGCGGCTGGCGTATACCGTCGAGCGTCCTCCGGCCGGGTTCCTGCGGCGTAACGCGGGCTCGGGCGTCGGCATGATGGTGTCGCGCAAGCTCGTCGCGTCCGGCGCACGGCTCTACCGCGTGAAGCGCTCCCTCACCTACCACCAAGGCGTTCCGTCCGTCATGCACGAGTCGCTGCGCAAGCACGAGCCGCAGGACCACGTGGACCCGGTAGAGCCGCATGCCACCTATCCGGTCGGCCGGGCGGAGGTCGCCGCTGACCCGCACGACCATATCGGCAAGGTGGTGGCGTCCGGCCGCTACTACGAGGCCGACACGCTCGCTGCCGTGGCCGCGCTGGAGCCGGAGGGACTCTACGTGGACGTGGGTGCCCACGTCGGCAATCACACCGCGTTCTTCGCTTGCGAGTGCGGCGCGCGCGTCCTGTCCATCGAGCCCAACGCGGCGAGCTATGCCCGTCTCGTCGCCACCGTGGAGGCGAGCGGCGTCGCGGAACGCGTGCGCTGCGTCCGGGCTGCCGTGCACCCGACGTGGAGGACGGGGCGGCTGGTCCCCGGTCCGGCCGGCAACAGCGGCATGGCGCGCGTCGCGGACGGCGGCGACTCCGGGACGGTGCCCGTCGTGCGCCTCGATGACCTGTTGTGGGATGAGCGGGTCGGGCTCGTGAAGGTGGACGTGGAGGGAAACGCTCTCGGCGTTATCGAGTCGGGGCGCAGGGTCATCGAGCGCGACCGGCCGCTCATCGTGGCGGAGGCAGGCGCGCAGAAGGACGCCATCACCCGGCTGCTCGGTGAGCTGGGCTACAGCCCTCCGGCCGGGCCATACGGCTGGACCGCCGTGCACGTCTGGACGCACAGCGGACGCACGCCGAGGCGCGCCCGGGAGCGGGTACGGCGCTCCGCGCGGGGTCCGAAAGCCGTGCGGCTCTCAGTCGCCATGATGGCCCACCCCGCCCGCACGGCTTCGGTGACGCGTATGCTCGCCGCCCTCGACGGTGACGTATCCGTGGTGTGGGACAAGCGGAACAACCGTTGGGATACGGGCCGCCGCGCCATGTCCGCGTACGACCCGAAAGCGACCCACCACGCCGTCATCCAAGACGACCTCTACGTGTGCCGCGACCTGTGCGCCGGGTTGCAGGAGGCGCTGACGCACATCCCGCGCGACGTGCCGCTGTGCGGCTACGTGGGCCGCGTGCGCCCGTACCGTCAGCTCATCGACGCCGCAGTGGAGCGCACCGCCGGGCGTAACGTCTCGTGGCTGACCATGCACGTCCTAGCGTGGGGGCCTCTGGTCGTCGTCCCGGTCGCAGCTATTCCCGAGATGCTGGCCTACTGCGACACGCTCAAGCGGCTGGAAAACTACGACCTCCGGCTGAGCCGCTTCTGGGGCCTCGAACGGCGCTCGCTTGTCTGGTACACGTGGCCCTCGCTCGTAGACCACGCTGACGGACCCTCGATGGTCCCCGGCCGGGCGGGAGTAGACCGCGCCAAGGGCGCGCGTCCGCGCGTCGCGCACAACTTCATCGGCGAGGACGCCTCGGCGCTGGACCTCGACTGGACGGGCGACGTTATCGAGGTCAGCAAGCAGGGCCAGCCGCTCCGCCAGCTCGGCGGTCCGCGCCGCCGCGCCGCCCACCCGCCCATCGTCAGGAGGTAGAGACGTGCCTTTGTACGAGCTGCCGCACACGGACGGACGGACCATCTGGCTGCGCCGCTCGCGGCGCTTGGAGCCGGTGCGCGACCGGCAGCGCGAGACGCCCGCGCCGCCACCCGTCGAGACGCCGGTTGAGACGCCTCTGGACCTCCCGGACGCGTTCGACGCGCCGGATACCCCGGAGGCCGAGGACGCATGAGCCCGACACCCTACGCCACCGCCGAGCAATACGAGACGTGGAGTGGGCTGACCGCTCCGCCGGACGCCGAGCGGCTGCTGCGCCGCGCGTCCGAGCTGCTGGACGTGACCGTGACGGCTCCCTTCCTCGTGGATGAGGACGGCGGGCCGCTGGACGCCGGGGACGCCGAGGCGCTGCGTGACGCAGCTTGCGCTCAGGTCCGCTTCTGGGTCGAGACGGGCGAGGAGCACGATATCGACGGGCTGGCCGGCAGCGCCGTGAGCGTCGGCGGCGTGACCGGCAGACGTCCGCCGGTCATCGCGCCGCAGGCGCTCCGTCTCCTGAGGATGGCGATGCTCGCATGATTCCCACCGCCCTGCTCCGTCGACAGCTCGCCATCGAGCGCCACAAGGGCGAGAGCGCGAGCGGCCCGGTCTACGAGGCTCCCGCTACCCACCCGGCGCGGGTCGAGCGCACACGACGTCTGGTGCGCGTTACCGAGGACACGGTGGCGACGGCCGAGGCGACCGCCTACCTGCGCACGACCGCTGACGTGGCGGTCGGGGACCGCGTGACCGTCGACGGCCAGAGCTACAGCGTGCTCGACGTAGAGGTACTGGAAGGGCTGCTGCGCGCGGAAGGGCTGCGCGTGACCTTGGGA